GGCTCAGAGACACGCTCAGGAGCTTGCTAAGGCACAGCTAGAGGTTAACAAAGTAGAAGCAGCACACAAGTCCTTGTTTGTCTCTGGTTGGCGTCCTGCAGTAGGCTGGTGTTGTGTCTTGGGTATGACTGGTAATTTTATGGTTATACCCTTTACTAACTTTGTACTAGCTCTGTTGGCTATTGAAGTCACTATACCACTCATTGACCTAGAGACTATGATGCCTGTATTGATGGGTATGCTTGGTCTTGGCGCTATGCGCTCTTATGAAAAAACCAAGGGCGTATCGAGGGAAAAGTAAATGGCATTACGACCTAGGGCAGGACTGTTAACAAATACAACACGAAACAGAAGACCAAACAGAAGAGACCCTGTTGGCGATTCTGAACGTCAGCTTGAAGGTGGTTTAGGTTTAGATGCAGCAATACGTCGATTGTCTGGTCAATCTACTGGTGCAATAGAAGAAGCTCCTGTAGACTACACATATCCTGAAGAATTTGACCCTATTAGAGAAGGTAGGGAAGAAGCAGACGAGTTGTTTGCTGAATGGGACGCTTTTATTGAACAAGTTCTTCAGTACATCGAAGACCAAGCTTCTGACGACATTGACCGTATTTATCTTGCTCAAGAACTTCGAGAGCTTCAGGACTTGTTTGCACAGTACGAAGCTGGTGAAATAACTGCAGAAGAGTTTCTTGAGTTTGAGCCTGACTTTATTTTGGACGTTCCCGGAGCCACAGAGTACTGGGAAAGTCTTCAAAATGCCGTAACAGAAACTGAAGAAGATGACGACGTCGTTGACATTGAGGACGACGACACGACTGCTGAAGAAGACGAAGCGGAACGTATAAAGGACGAAGCTGAAGCAGAACGCCAGAAAGACGAAGAAGCTGAAAGAGCTAAAGATGCTGAAGCAGAGAGAGTAAAGGACGCTGAGGAAGCGGAGCGTCAGAAAGATGAGGAAGCTGCTGAACGTGTTAAGGACGCCGAAGAAGCAGAACGCATTAAGGACGAAGAAGAAGCTGAGAGACAAAAGGACGCTGAGGAAGCTGAGCGTGTAAAGGACGAAGCAGCGGAACGTCAAAAGGACGCTGAAGAGGCTGAACGTCAGAAGGACGCTGAACGGGCCAAGGACGAAGAAGAGGCAGAACGTCAGAAAGATGAAGAGGCCGAAAGAGTCAAGGATGCTGAGGAAGCCGAAAGAGTCAAAGACGAAGCTGCTGAACGTGCTAAGGACGCTGAGGAAGCAGAACGTCAAAAGGACGCAGAGCGAGCCAAAGACGAAGAGGCTGCTGAAAGAGAAAAGGACGAGGCTGCTGAACGTACTAAGGACGCTGAAGAAGCAGAAAGAGTTAAGGACGAGGCTGCAGAAAGGGCTAAGGACGAAGCAGCTGAAGAAGCCAAGGACGCTGCTGAACAAGCAGAAAAAGATGCTCAGGCTGCAGAGGACGCTAAAGATGCTGAAGCTGCTAAAGACGCTGAAGCTGCTGAACGTAGAAAAGACGAAGAAGCAGAGCGTGTTAAGGATGCTGAGGAGGCTGAACGAGTTAAAGACGAAGCTGCTGAAGAAGCTAAGGACGCTGCTGAAGCAGAAAGAGTTAAGGACGAAGAAGCTGCAGAAAGACAAAAGGATGCTGAAGAAGCAGAAAGAGTCAAAGACGAAAGGGCAGCAGAACAACAAAAAGATGCTGAGGCGGCTGAACGTGAAAAAGACGCTGCTGAAGAACGTCAGAAGGACGCCGAAGAAGCAGAACGTGTAAAAGACGAACAAGCTGCGGAACGTCGTAAAGATGCTGAGGAAGCTGAGAGAGCTAAGGACGAAGCTGCAGAAAGACAGAAGGACGCTGAGGCAGAGCGCCAGAAAGATGCAGAAGAAGCTGAACGTCAAAAAGATGCTGAACGAGACAAGGACGCAGAAGCAGAAAAAGACGCTAGGGACGCTGAATTAGAAAAAGATGCTGAGTCAGAAAAAGACGACAAGGAACGTCAAGCTGCTGAAGAAGCTGCTGCAGAAGACTTAGAAAAAGAAGCAGAAGAAGACTTTAAAGACATTCAAGCTGAGGAAGACGCCAAAGACGCAGAAACTAGAGACAAAGAAGCGGAAGCACAAAAAGACTCTGACGCTGAGCGTGAAGAAAAAGAAGCGGAAAGGGACAAAGACGCAGAAAGAGCTAAAGACGAAAGAGCAGCTGAAGAAGCCAAGGATGCTGAGGCAGAGCGTGAGAAAGACGCCGAAGCAGAGCGAGAGAAGGACGAAAGGGCTGCTGAGGAAGCTAAGGATGCTGAGGCAGAGCGAGAGAAGGACGAAAGGGCTGCTGAGGAAGCTAAGGATGCCGAAGCAGAGCGTGAGAAAGACGAAAGGGCTGCTGAGGAAGCTAAGGATGCTGAGGCGGCTAAAGACGCTGAACCTGCAGTACCTACCTTAAACGAAGCCTTTAGTTTACTGCAGTCAGGTGAAGGCGTTTCTAATGAAGTGCTTGCTGAAGTTATTAACAACAACTACGGCTCTGACCCTACTGAAACAGGCTTTGAAGATTTCTTTGACTGGTTACGTGGTATTATACCCGGAGGTATTTTAGGAGCAGAACTAGACCGCATCATGAGTGGCATGATAGGCGTTATATTCCCCAACATTGATTGGAGAAATGGACGTATCTTTTTGCCCGGAATACCCGGACTTCCTTTGCCACCTTCGCCTACAATCATAGGAACTATAGGGGACATTCTGGACGGTAACGTCACTGTACCTCAGGTTTTAGGAGAGTTAGGTAGCGACATTTGGGGAGAAATAATAGGCGCTATAGAAGACCCTGTGTCCGTCATAGAAGAGGTGTTTGGTGACGAAGTAGGTTCTGAAGACTTACCGCCCGGTTTGATAGAGGCTATTATAGGTGGTGCCGTTGGTGGAGAACTACTTGACTGGTTAGATGATCTACTAGATAGTGAAGCCCCTACGCCACAGCCAGAACCTGAGCCTACTCCTGTAGGTGACGACGACGGTGGTTTGTTAACTGGTGGTGTAGACGAAGACGAAGACACTGGACAACCGCCAACGGACACTGGAGTACCTCCTACAGACGATACCGGAGCACCTCCTGCAGATGATACAGGAGTACCTCCTACAGACGATACTGGTGTGCCTTCAGACGACACTGGTGTACCTTCAGATACCGGAGGCGTTCCTCCTGAAGACGACACTGGTGTACCTTCAGATACAGGGACACCGCCAGACGACACGGGAGTACCTCCTACAGACGACACAGGAGTACCTCCTGAAGACACTGGAGGCGCACCCGGACCAGACGGTGACGGCACAACTCCAGAAACCGGAGGAACACCTCCAGCGGGTGATGAACCTGAGCCAGAACCCGGTGCAGGAGAACCTGAGCCAGAAGATGGTGGTGCAGGTGGTGGCGGTATGTTAACCGGAGCACCGTCTCAGGTAGCAGTGCCTACAGGAGGTCTAATGTTACAACAGGCTCAAATGATTTTACCACCTAAGAAAGACTACATGGCTGCTCTAGACGGGCTTCTTTCTGAACTATATAAAGGTACAGTATGACGTATTTAAATTTAGTAAATAATGTACTACGTCGTCTTCGTGAAGATGAAGTAACGTCCGTACAAGAAAGTACCTACAGTAAAATGGTAGGGGACTTTGTCAACGACGCCAAACGTATTGTAGAAGACTCTTGGGACTGGTCGGCGTTGCGTACAACACTAACGATTACAACAACTGCTGACGTTTTTAACTATGTGCTTACTGGCAGTCAAAACAGAATCAAAGCACTAAATGTCATCAACGACACAGCTAACTTGTTTATGGAGTACAAGACAGCTACATTCTTTGACGAGGCGTACTTGATATCTGATCCACGTACTGGAGCACCTACGTACTATACGTACAACGGTGTTGACAGCAACGGTGACACTCAGATAGACATTTACCCTACACCAGAAAAAGCGTACACCATTCGCTTTAACTGTGTCAAAAGAACGGCTGACTTGTCTGCAGACGACGACCAACTAACAGTACCTACTATGCCAGTGTTGCATTTGGCTATTGCGTTGTTAGCCCGTGAGCGTGGTGAGACAGGCGGTACGTCGGCTCCTGAGTACTTCAATATTGCTAATCAGTACTTGTCTGACGCTATTGCACTAGACGCTCAAAAGCATCCAGAAGAAGTAATCTTCTATACGCCGTGAGGTAGCTATGGCTCAACCATTACAAAGCATTAATCTTGTAGCACCAGCGTTTAAAGGAATCAACACAGAAGATTCTCCTTTGGCTCAGGACCCTTCGTTTGCTGAGATTGCGGACAACGCAGTGATTGACAAACGTGGTCGTATTGCTGCACGTAAGGGCCACAATCTTATTACAACAGACAAGACTGTCTTAGGTACAGCGACTCTTAGGGCTATTAAAGAGTTTAAAGACGACGCAGGTAACACCAAAGTTTTTTCTGTAGGTAACAATAAAATTATCAGCGGTACAACTACGTTAGTTGACGAAACTCCCGGCAGTTACACCATTACCGCTGACAACTGGAAGATGGTAAACTTCAACGACAAGATTTACTTTTTCCAGCGTAGTTATGAACCCCTTGTGTACGACAACGCAGGAGGCTCTGTAGTCAAGCTGAGCACAGTTTCTGGTGCTGCAGGCGTCACTAGTGCTATTTACGGTAACGAAGTCCTAGCGGCCTATGGTAGGCTCTGGACGGCTGACTTTGGTGCTGACGGTTCTACCATCTACTGGTCTGACCTTTTGATAGGCCATGACTGGTCTGGTGGCACTAGTGGGTCTATAGACATATCTAAGGTTTGGCCTGACGGTCACGACGAGATTGTAGCACTGGCTGCACATAACGGTGCCTTGATTATCTTTGGTAAGCATAGTATTGTTGTTTACAATGGTGCTGAAGCCCCAGCTACAATGGCCTTGGCTGATACTGTAGCAGGTGTCGGCTGCGTTGACCGTGACACTGTACAGTACACTGGTTCTGACGTTTTGTTCTTGTCACATACTGGACTCAAAAGTTTTGGTAGGACAGTACAAGAGAAGTCCATGCCTATTAGTAGTTTGTCCGACACGATTACTAAAGACATCATTAATCTGCTCCAGAACGAAACAGAGTTTTACAGGTCTGTCTATAGTCCTGAAGAAGGTTTTTACCTGTTGTCTTTTGTAGGCCAAAACGTTACGTACTGTTTTGACGTAAGAGGTACATTGGAGAACGGTGCTTATCGTGCAACACGTTGGCCCGGCACAGGGTTTACGTCCTATGGTAGACTTGAGGACGGCACACTGTACATAGGCACTACAGAAGGTATTAGTGAGTACGACGGCTACAGCGACAACGGAACTAAGTACCGTTTTAAGTACTACAGCCCGGGTCTGACATTTGGTGACCCGTCAATGCTAAAAAGAGTCAAGAAGATTAGACCAACTTTGGTGGGCGCTAACAGTGCTACAGTATTCC